ACGTTGAGATCGGGTTATTAGCAACAACGCCAGAAATCCATGATACCTATAACACAATGATTAAAAAGACCGGCCCCTCTTATACTTTCTCAGATGCCGGTAGAGGTATCCCAGCAAACTTGTTAATGGTCGAAAATTCTGAATTGCAAAGAGCTAAGGGAACTGGCGGTGGTCTTATCCCAACAAGCGCAGATTATAAGCAATATGAGAGCAGCCCAGCAAAGACACAACAATTTATGAATGACAGGGCAATGGAAATTGTTGAAACATTTTCTGATTTAGAGAAAAGAGGCGGGCGCAGGGCTGCTTTGCAATATGCCCAAGAATTGCTTTCTGGTGGCAGAATTTCAGCGGCAATGATTAAAGCAGCAAGAAAAGCTAATGCGCCAACATGGATGATTGCAGCTATGACTGGCGCGGGTACATATGGAGCTAATAATGGCGATTACTAATTATGCAGAACTAAAAACAGCAATAGCCAATTGGCTGAACAGGGATGATCTAACAGCGATTATACCTGATTTTATCACGCTGGCAGAAACAGACATTAACCGTAAGCTGCGGCACTACAAGATGATTGATCGTGTAGATGCCACGCTTGACAGCCGTTATGTGCAAGTGCCTAACAACTGGCTGGAAACATTGCGGTTTAACATCACAAACGGTGGAGTAACGGGCAAGCTGGATTTTGTAGGCCCAGAGGATATGTTGCAGCGCCGTGAAGAAAACAGGGATGCATCTGGGGTTCCTAGATTTTATACGCAGATCGGTGAGGCTATAGAGGTCTTTCCAACGCCTGCCGGTGAATATCCAATGCAGCTTGCATATTATGAGCGCATTCCTAGCCTGAGCGATAGCACAACGTACAATTGGCTGCTGCAAGATGAGCCAGATGTTTATTTGTATGCTGCATTGATGCAATCAGCGCCGTATTTATTGGATGATGCGCGTACCGCAACGTGGGCTAATCTTTACCAGAACGCTATCAATTCACTGCAAAAAGCGTCTGATGATACAAGATTTGGTGGTTCTGGTCGCAGAATTATCATATCTAGCTACTGATTTAAAAATAGTGTATGGTTCACCCAGATATATCTAACGGAGAAATCCATGTCTTTAACAAATGCATTTGAGACAAGTACGCTAAAGTATTTGTTGACTACCGACAGCGTAACGCGCCCTACAGCTTGGTACATTGGCCTGTTCACATCTGACCCCACAGATACCGGCGCTGCTGGCACAGAGGTTTCTGGATCTGCATATGCTCGCACAGCGGCTACGTTTACCGTAACTAACGATACCGCAACAAACTCTGCATCTATTGAGTTTCCTGCGGCAAGTGGTGGTAATTGGGGAACTATCGGCTGGATCGGCATTATGGATGCTTCCACTGGTGGCAACATGATTATTCATTCTGCTTTGACAACTGCCAAGGCGATTAACGATGGCGATGTTTTCAGAATACCAACAGGCGATCTTGACGTAACGGCGAGCTAATGGGCTTGCGCTCAACATATGACACTGGCTTATTTGGCGCTGGTCTTTATGGCGAGCCAGAGACTACGCAAGGCGCGGCTAGTGCATCTGTTGGCATTTCTGTTAGTGCATCTGCCGTTACGATTGTAGACGCTTCTGCGGCAGCGGCAATTGCTGTATCGGTATCCCCGCCAACGGCTATCAGGGTTGCGGATGCAGCGGCGTCTGTATCTCTTGGCGGCATTGTTTCTGTCAGCGCGGTAAAATACGAGGTTATTGCGGGATTTAGAGCCGGTTACGGGCTTAACACCTACGGATCGTATCTATACGGCAAAAACATTAGCATTGAAGAAGGCAGCGCTTCCACCAGCATCGGTGTTTCTACTAGCGTCAGCGCAGTAGCTGTACGTCAATCTGGTGCAGCGCCAAGCATTGTTATTGGGTTCACTGCAAATGGTGTTATTGACGTTGTAGGGCAAGCAAGCGCAGCTATTTCAATTTCACCAAATATAGCGTATAACAGGGTGAGATTGTTTTCTGGAACGTCTGCCATTGCCATATCAACAAGCGTTTTTGCGCGGTATAAATGGCTTGAAGCAGATGAACCTTCAACAACATGGACAGAAGCTTCAAATCCAAGTAATACATGGACTGAAGCTGATTACTTAGAGAGGGCCGCATAATGCCTACGACAACGACGAATTATTCTTGGAATAAGCCAACCGTAGGCGGCGACGAGGACGCTTGGGGTGGCTTTCTAAACGGTAACTGGGATGCTCTTGATACGTTGCTTGGCGGCGTTACAAACACTGAGTTTGAAATTCTTGACGGGGCAACCGTCACGACTGCTGAGTTAAATTACTTAGATGGCGTCACTTCCAATGTTCAAACGCAGCTTGACGCCGCTGCAACAACTGGCAAGGCAATCGCTATGGCGATTGTTTTTGGTTAAAGGAGAAGCCTCATGGCCGCACCAAACGTAGTAAATGTAGCCACGATCACCGCTAAGTCGGCAATGGTGGCTTTGTCCTCAACATCCGCAACCACACTGGTCAGCAACGCTGCATCCAGCGGGAAGGTGTTTAAGGTCAATATGATCCAGATAGCTAACGTGGATGGTTCTAACGCATGTGATGTAACCGTAGATATGCACAGCGCAGCATCTGGCGGTGGCACAGCTTATTCGCTGGTTAGCACTGTTTCTGTTCCTGCTGACGCTTCTTTAGTTGCTTTGGATAAAGGCACAGCTTTGTATCTTGAAGAAGATCGTTCAATCACGGCGACGGCTGGCACTGCGAATGATCTGGAAGTGATCGTTAGCTACGAGGAAATTAGCTAATAGGAGCCTCTGATGGCTAAACGTACAGGCGGCTTTATAGGCCAAGACGGACTTAATGCACCTGATCCAGCGACAGGGGTTAGTGCTTCTGGCGGTGACGGACAGGTAACGGTTAGCTTTACTGCGCCAAGCGATGTGGGCGGTGCGGCTATTACTGGTTATAGTGTAGTTTCCAACACTGGAGCAACAGCGTTAAGTGGAAGTATTACCGCGTCATACGATAGTAAAAGTTTTAATGTCTCCTCTCAAGCAGGGGGCGCAGGGGGCGTACAGTTCAAGTCTGATGGCACTAAGATGTACGTCACAGGCCAAACGTCAGACAAAACTTTTCAGTATTCTCTCAGCACTCCTTACGATGTAAGTACCGCCTCATATGATAGCGTTGAATTAAACCACGCGACACAGGTATCAAACGCTAATCCATATGATTTGTTTTTCAAAACAGATGGCACGAAGCTGTATGTAATGTTTGGTAGTAACGACACGGTTTATCAATACAGTTTATCTACAGCTTGGAATTTGGCTACCGCGTCATACGATAATGTAAACTTTTCCGTTGCTTCCCAAGAAAGCGGAGAACCGGGAGGCCTTGCGTTTTCTGATGATGGTTCAAAAATGTACGTTTGTGGCGAAGGCCAAGCTACAGTTTTTCAATATACGCTGTCTACACCTTGGAATTTATCTACCGCATCTTACGCGTCAAAATCGTTTGATGTTTCTAGCCAAGGCACAAAACCCGCAGGCCTAGCCTTTGCAAAAGACGGTAAATTAATGTTGGTCGTTGACGAAGGGGCAGTAAAAGTCTTTTTATACGTTCTTACTACGCCCTTTGATGTGTCAGCCGCTACATATACCTCTTCTAGCTTTAGCGTTAGTTCCCAAGACCCTCGCCCTTGGTATGTTGCATTAGCAAATAACAATACTAAGATGTATGTTGGTGGCCCAAACAACGATACGGTGTATCAGTATACGGTTGACTTATCTGTTGGTTACCCCACCGCTTCGCCTATCACTGTCTCTGGCCTAACCAACGGCACAAGCTACACGTTCAACGTGTGGGCGATCAATCCGTTTGGGTGGTCTAGCCCTAGTGATGCGAGTAATGCGGTAAGCCCCGAAGTTGCGGCTAGAGCTTTATTTTTTGGGGGGTATACTACTACATATGTCAACACTATAGATTTTGTTGAGATACCTACAACTGGCAATGCTACTGATTTTGGCGATCTTAGCTTGGCTAGAATTGGGGCTGGATCAACGTCTAGTTCTACTAGGGCTGTCTGTATGGGTGGTTTTAGTTCCAGTGGAGCAAGTAATGTTATAGATTATGTAACGGTTGCAAGCGCAGGTAATGCCACTGACTTTGGTGATCTTCAATTTAATAATGAAGAGGCATCTGGTTGTGGTTCTGGTACTAGAGGGATTATGGCGGGTGGTGTATCAAAAACAAACGCAATTCAGTACATTACTATTTCCTCCACAGGGAACGCAGTGGACTTTGGTGACTTGGTTAATGGCAAACAAACTCCAACTGCTTTTTCGGGTACAACAAGAAGTTGTATAGCAGGGGGTAATAGCACTACTGGAAATTATACGAACGAGATAGACTATATTACAACGGCTACTACGGGTAATGCTTCTGACTTTGGTGATCTTACACTAGGGCGGCAGGGTTTGGCAGGGGCTGCAAATAGCACTAGAGGAGTTATGGGTGGCGGCGCTATTTCTGGAGATACTGACCTAAATACAATTGACTACGTTACAATAGCTACTACAGGAAATGCCGTAGATTTTGGTGACTTAACCAACGGTGGCGATACAAGGTTTGGCTCTGCCGCAGCTAATGCAACTAGGGCGCTGCTAGACTGTGGTGGGTTGAGCAGTAATAAAATGGAGTTTGTAACAATAGCTTCTACTGGAAATGGCACAGACTTTGGTAATCTTACACAGGCACGAAGGCAATATGACAATGGTGCCTCTAACGGTCACGGAGGGATTTCATAATGCCCAATTATCAAGGTGTATGGTCGCTCTCAACGCAGTATCAGAATGCTGGGGCTTGGCCTAGTCCCCCAGCAATCGCCCTTATAGCTGGAACTGCTAATTCTGGCGGTACTGGATTTATAGTAGGGGATACAATAGATGCTCTTGTAATTGCTTCAAGCGGCAATGCGACAGACTTTGGTGACATGACTGTAAGTCGGCAGGATTT